CCGACATCTCCGACATACTCCTCTGTTAACTTAACCAGCCGTACCACCTTCCCTGTGGAGCCTCTCTCTGCCCGCATTTTCCACTCGTCTCCTGCCCTTTGCTCGCGGGTCGCAATCCCCAGGTATGGGGTTAATTTTCCCCGAGTCAAACATACGTCCGCACCAGCCGGTATCCTAAGATGCGCTGCTATAGACCCTTCAACACTACGACTAACAGGTACAGCTGACCACGGGGATATCGTCGTGATTGGTGCCAGCGAATCGTTGTCTAGGCCCCATCGTTGTCTCATCCGCGCAACCAAGGCGTAAGCCGTAGGTAACTCGTAGAACATGTCGACTTTCCGCAGGGACCTGACCATGGTCTTGCAATATGCTAGCCTCCCCTCGGTCTCTTCCCAGTAAGAGCCCGCTAGACCCGCTATCCCTCCTTGTGAGACTGCAAGGTCGCGAATCGTTGTGGTTCTGTAGATCTTCGAACATAACGCTTCGGCCCTCCCAGCTGCGGACGCGTCTAGTATTTCGCGAATCAACGCCGGGTACATCGGCCGTATCGTAACAAGCAGCTCGTTCTCGACAGCGTTGGCGAGGGACATCAGATCCCGAATAACAGTGTTGTTTGCCCTATCCCTTGCGAACCCCGCTACTCCTTGCTTGATTGTTGAGACCGCACTTGACGGCGCTATCAATGGTACACTTTGAGGGTCTTGGATCAAAGACATTAGGTTAACTGTCGTCTTCCAAGGCGTGTTCGATGCAAAATACCTAAGTAGCCCGTCAGCATAGCCTCTAGGGTTGCTACTCGCCGCTGCCCTTAGAAAACTGACTTCCATCGACAGGTTGTCGCTGTGACCGGAGTGGGCCAACTGAGGAATGGTCAGCACAGGGAACCCCCCGAGGACGGACGGCAAGGTGAGAAAGGCAAATTTATCACTCGGCGTCACTGCCATTCCAAGCTCACCTTGTAGTGCTGTGTTCCCACCTATCCTTGCCTGAGCAGCAATCCCTTCGAATTCCAAGAACTTCCCATAGCTGTAGAGTTGGAAAGGCTCATAAGACTTCCCGGCCGCAGCAATAATTGCCCCAGAGATTGAGGTTACTGCGACTCCGGCTGTGCAAGGTTGGCCGCTCGGAAACGGGGTTGACTTTGACAGGAACTTTAGTGAGGGGTAGTAGGTTATACCATCAAACCACATGTCCTTACTGTATGTCATCCCAGACAGGCTGACAACACATTCTTCCTTTTTCAGCTCATGCCCTGCTTCCCTGAAAGCCTGCGACAACCTGTCGACAACTTCCTCGGCGAGTTGTTCTCTACTGCGGGTCTCGCCTTTCCTGAGGGTGATAACCGCGGTCAAGTTATCGCCCTGGACACTCCACATAACGTCAATTCCCATTCCCCAGATCCCCGACCGAGCGATAGCGACCGTGTCTATAGTCCACCCCTTCTGCTTCTTCCCCTCATGACCTGCATCGTGTGCCGGCACCCTTGACCCAGAGACACGGTCCTCTGGCCCCCATACGAGGCCCTCGCGGCCATCAATGCGCCCATCAGGCATCCTCTTAAGAGGGTAGCCTGGCGCCCGTAGGTAAGTTACGGACCGCCTGAAATGATATGACGGGAATTCGAAGATAGTAGGCTCACCGAAGATATCTCCGAAATCGGCGGTGGTCAGATGACAGTTTTTTGAGTTGAACCTCTTATTCCAGTCACCAAGATCATACTCGTTGAAGATCTTGTCCTTCCTGTTCTTTCCGATGGCGGTGAAGAACCGGAGCTCAGTAGCGACCCTACCTTCGGTCATGGTACACTCAGGGACGTATCTGTCAATTAGAGATGCCATGTTGTGTTCCAGAGTGTTCATCACATTCCTGGCAAAGGGATGATCTATTGAGAACGCACGCCCAACACCTTTCATTTCCCCGCCCTTGAGAACCTCGCAAACGACATGCCACTCTAGAGGAAAGGCCTTTTCCCTTGCCAGCTCTAATAGCTGCCCTGGCGTTGGAAGCTCTTGCTGGGTTAAAAGGAACGCGGGTAGGTTCCTCTTTTCACCTTTAGCTCCTTTATCGTAGTCCTCAAGGTCCTGGTATCGTTGGGCGACACTTTTATCGTCTGTTTGGTCGGTCAGGACCGAATCATACTCCAGCTCCATGAACTTCCCGAACCTAACTTTGAAGGCATCCGACAACGGAATCATTTCCTCATCAAAGTCCAGGACTCTGCTTGCGTACAGCTCTCCTAGGGCCGTGCCTTTCTCCGGCTGCACTTTGAAAGGGGGCCACGACCCTGCGTCTTCGATGTAATGCTTGATAGTGCTTAGTACGAAGGCTGCACGAGCGAGACATAGCCTGCGGTATGATACAGGTGCGACGTCAGCAAGACCCCTCAGTTGCTTTTCTGCGGCCTCGGGTATCGACAGGGCTGGTGAGCCAGCAGTTTTCATCATTCCGAACAGCTCCGCCAATGTGCGCATGTTGGACACACCGCTTAATAGACCAAAGAGGGCATCAGTTATTGGAGTAGCTCCTAAACTCCTCTTGATCTCCTTGTCTCTATATTTAACCCGCATATCCGCAAGGCAGTCAAGTCGCCCCCCCGGGTTGCCCCCAGACTTCTCAACCATATAAACCTTCGCCACCGCTTCGACGCCCTTGATAATATCGAACCCGTCCGACCCATAGCTGTTTAGCGCGTCCCTTTGGATTTCTGTCAACC